TAGAATTATACTTACTAAATACCAACACAATACCATTTGGCTGGAGACTAACGGCTTCGGCCAAATTTATGGTATGATCAGCAGTCATATATCTAGTGCCTTCCCATAATATTTTTTGCTCGTGATAGACTTTACTAGATGCATCTGGAGTAAGGGTTGTTCGATACCAATCGTAATACGTCCAAACATTGTCCGAATTTCTAGTAATATCTCTTTCCCATACAGCGTTCGTGATGTTATACGGAACGAATCTTTGGCGTAAGTAGGACCACTGTTCACTACGAATTCCCTCACCGGTTGCCGACCACACTTCTAAACGTCCAGCTCTTGCTACGGGCATATTCGCTATGGTAGAAGCATTATCATTTCGATAAACCGCATAGCAACCAGTTTCCATATAGTTATTAAAATCTGCATTAGCAGGAATTTCGGGAAGTCTACCCATACCCAAAGCGTTACCATATACGGCGCTATTAAATTTACCTTCAAATTCAAATTCGGCGACGCCATCTAACTCGGCAGCTTTACCAAAGGCTACGCCTTTACCACCAGCTAAGAAGTCTACAACAAATCTCATACTAGTTAAAGTACCAACCGCATAAGAACTACCACCACCGTCGGTAACAGTAATATGTATATCATAAGACGATTCCGTACTTAAAGCATTCGAACCAATTACGTGAGAGACAGTACCGCTCGTTCCACTAGCAGTTACAGTAGAACTCGTCCATGTCGTATCCGAGGGCAATTTCCACTTGATCACTATTGAACTTACGGTTTGATCGCATTCCCAGTCAAATACGACTAGGCCGTTCGTGCCGTCATCTGCTGCAGTTCCGCTAGAGTCGCTTCTAACAATAGACACATTGGATATCCTTGGTTTTATATAAGCTATTTCCCATACTGCGTATAGTGTTATTCCTGCATTGGCCGTATAACTTGCACCAGACGCGTAAGATACAGTAGTTGCAGATGCTGACGTACCCCAACCTTTGAAATTATAGTTAGCTCTAGTAGGTTTTGTACTTGATAGAGTGAGGGCTACGCCATATGTTTTAGTCTGATTACCTGGTGCTCCTGAGCCGCCGTTTGCGTTATATTTAACGGTGTATGTGTTAGCCTTCCATACTGCATAAAGAGTTGCTGCAGCGTCTGTGGTGTAATTTGCTCCTGCTGCCCATGAAGCAGATGTTGCAGTTGATGACGTAGACCATCCTAAGAACGAGTAACCAGTCCTAGTAGGTTTTGTGCTGGAGAGCACGAGTGTTTGACCTTTCCATTTAGTCTGATTACTAGGTGCGCCTGAACCACCGTTTGCGTTATACTTAATCGTATAAGAAGTCCAAGCGGGGACAGTTACGTTGAATGTTACGTTCTTGGTAGCAGAATCGCCGTTATCAGTATTAAAGTTTCTAAAAGTAACTGTAATAGATTTAGTGGCCGATCCGTTACCACTTATCGAATATGTGCCTGTAAACGAGCCGCTACCACTACTTCTCTTCGTTCCATTAAATGCGCTTATCGTATGCGTAACGCCGCCAGAAGCAGCGGTCATACCATAATTGGTTTGTGCTCCGGAGTAATAAGTCTCCCAGGAAGCATTAATTACTACTTTGTATTGAGTAGCTGATGTTCTAGTCACGGTCCCCGCAGTTGCAGTGACATCTAAAGCGACACCAAATGGCGTCCATTTTGAAACAGTTGCCATTAACTATTGCCTCCCTTCCATATAAGTCCTAAATTTCCGTTAGCTCTGGCTTTCCAAACAAATCCGCCTTGTTGTAATTCTTCCTCTACGACCACTTTTTTTGAGTGGAACGATTGGTTAGTAAAATATGCTAGTACGACGGAACCTTCAGTAAACATCATTCGCGTGTTCGTAATACGCAGCTTGAAGTCACTGTCTAATTCTCCTAATTCTATACAAGGCTCGTCTTCGTACGTAGTGATCTGTATGTATTCGCCAAGTATGCCTAAATCGTCTACTGCTTGCTGCAAAATCGAAACAGTATTGTCAACATCGCCAACATCATCCGATAGTGTGGATAAGTCTTCAGAAATACGATTTACGGTATTTTGAATATTTTCCGTACTGAACACCCATCCCGTATCGGTTTGCGTCATGAGTGAAGTACCATTACCGTCCGTAACGAGCATGGTTATACTATGCGATATCTGCTCGATATGACTTTCCGCAGTCGTTACACGTGAGCTTAATTCGGCAGACGATGTCTGTAGTTTACTCGTCTCCTCGTTAGTCGTCATATCTTCGGGGGCTGGCGACCATCTAGTTGGTTTGTTACCTATCTCCAATTTAGCGTTTTTAATTGTTCCGCCTTTCGTATAACCTCGCAATTCAAGATATGCTTTACTTACTGTAACTGTATATTGATCCGGGTTCGCATAGAATGATCGTAATATTGTGGGTCCTTCATTGGCAGACATGACACAATAGCCAGCGTAATGTCCTTTGAAACTGACTACTTCATCTCCTACAGAAAATAAAGAATTACCCGTGCCGAACACATTTGATGTAGCACTTATTCCAGAGCTATGTGTGCCATACCATGCCGTCATAGCTCCGGTTTCTGTATTTGTAAAGTTAAATGTGAAATATCCACCAGCTCTATTTAGAGTTTTATCAGGATTTTTATATATTTCAGATACATTAATATCGTAAGAGAACACTAAATATGAATTTTCGATACTTAATAGAAACGCTTTCGGATCATTAGTAATCTCTTCGCATAGCGTATACATCACAGTTTTTTCACTATATGCAAAATCTGTAGTATTATCAACGAGCAGTGTGTTGGATGTTCCGAGCAATAAATTTCTTCCACCTACTTCTAAATTCTTAACTTCTGTTCGAACTGTTGCAACGGTGGAGTTTATTCCCTCTGCTGTTTGATTAATTATACTGTTCATTTGTTCTGTGGTTGAATAATTATTAAACTTATCTTCCACAACCGTAGTTCTATTAGCCACCGATGTAATGTCAGTTTCTGTTTGCGAAACTCTAGTTTCAATGGCTCTATATTCGTCTTTACCAGTTAAATCTTCAGGAGCTGGTGTCCAGTCCGTAGCCATATTTCCACGTTCTATTTTAACGTCTTTAAAATATAGTATAGTACCGGAAGGAATCCCTTCTGTACCATAAACAGCAACATCGACGAAACCATTATATGATCCATTATCATAGTAATTTTCCGGTATCGCAGTGAACGTGATTTTTTTAGGATTATTATCCACTGTGAAAGTAGTATTTCCACGGTCGCATATATCCATATTAATTCGTACACTATCGCCGTTTGTATAAACTGTACTTGAAAATGTATAACTTTCCCCAGCAACACCGTTAAAACCTAATCTGTGCGCACGAGCAATAATCATTGCGTTAGGCGCATCTGCAAGAATAGTAACCACAAAACCATTAATGGATTTATCGAACGTATTTCTGGCATATGCGGTATTAGCTAAAGGCTCAATAACTACATTTTTATTAAATCCGAATAAATTTCTTCCGCCAATTTTGATATTGTCAACTTCTGTTTTTGTTGCGTACGTTTCGCTAACAGTCGTCTGAAATCCGCTAAGACTCTGTTCGAGTTCTGAATACTTTGTTGATAATTCCGTAGTGGTTTCACCAATTTCGTTTTTAGCAGTATCTATATCCTGCTGCCAAATTTTAGTATTGATTGCTTCGGTATTGGCCGCTATTTGAGTTCCTTGAGATGTAACTGTTTCGGATAATCCGTCAACAGATTCCGTAGTAGCCAAAGTAGTAAGCTTCGCCTCTAAAGTTTGACCCTCGTCATCCACTGTTATTTTGGTAGATTTAATAGTGTTAGTACTACCGTCGATTTCTTCAAATAAACTAACAATATCTAATTTACTAGCATGTATATTAGCGGTTTCGCTAACCATGTCGTTAACTATTATGTTATCGGGAATGCCGTTTTCGGTAATACCGTCTTCGCTAAATATAACATTCCCTTCCTTATCGCAAATGGTTACCGAGTAATTCCCAGCACCATCTTTACCGATCTGAACGCGAACCGTATCGCCTTCTTTAATTTGTAGACGATTGTCTGCTATTACGAAACTTCCGTCATTCGATTTGATATCGACTTTGTTGGTGTCTATCGAACCAGATTGGATTTTACTAGCATCGATATTCTGTATTTGCGCCGATTTAATCTGAGCGTCTCCGACCTGAGATATTACGCTGTTGGAGAATTCGGATGTTATATTGTCGGTTGTTATGACCTTACTAGTAATGGTTTCTATATCGCCAACCCTGGTCTTTAAATTTGTAATTTCGCCATTTACGGCTTCCAAATTCACAGCGCCAAGCTCTTCAATCCTTCCTTCTGCTGCAGTCAAGCGTTCTTTTATATTTATGTTGTCGGAGTAAAGAACACCTACGTCTATCTCTATCGATTCCAGAGTACCGATTTGCGCATACTTTAGGTCCGCTTCATCTGCTGTTAACTTTTTCGTTAACGTTTCTTCAGCAACTTTTAACTTTTTATTAACTGTTACGACATCCGTTTCCAATGTTTCTACGCGTCCATTCGTAGCCGTCAAGTCTTTTGTATCTACTTTATCGCTAAGAACAGTCCCCATTTCAACTACACTGTTAGTTAAATCGGTTACATTTTTATGGATAACCGTTACGGTTGCTGCTCCTTGGCTTACAGACTGTCTGTCTAGGTTCGAAGTAATAATCGCGGCGTGATTTTTAATCGTCACTATTACTCTATCGCCTTTAATAACCTCTACTGTTTCCGAGACAGGTAATTCCGTATATGCACCGGTTGCGCCATCTAGTTTTACATATACTTGCCCGGCTTCGATTTTACTTACAGTTCCATATACAGTGCTCTCTTTTTTAACATTGGAGGTATCGTTTTTTGACATCTTTACAAATTTAGATATAACATCGTTTGACAAACTCACGATTCGTTACCTCCATAATTTATTAGTGAACACCGCTTTCTCAGAAACCTGGCAGCCGGTCTTACATTTAATATTTTGATATATTACTTTAGCTTTTATATTTCTTAATCCAGCACGCTCGTAATTCAGCATTATACAATCCCCTAGTTTCACGGGGCAATAACCGTGAGTATAGGAAATAGTGTACTCTACTGATGAAAGCGCACTTAATAAATCCTCGGCGTACTTATCGACTACCGCTTGGGTAGCTTCGCCGTGAATATCCGGATTAACTGCTCTATGAATTATGCGCCTGCCTCTATTGATTATTGATGTCGGACTATTAGGGTCGTTATTTTCGATCACGGATATTATATTTTTATCTTTAGTCGAATATACAACCTCAACAACATTCGGGACGCCATATAAATCATGATTAACCGATATCGAAGCGTCTAAAATAGAGCTGTTGTCGTCCGTGAATGTCCATTTAGGTTGCATGTATTTAGCGTCTAATTTGGGTACGAAAGTTACTTGTCCCATTTCGTCAACTTCAAACTCGTATTGAGCTACACCAGTTTCGGTTATAGTAAAATAGTTGGTTATACCTTCGTCGTCAACATAACTAAAATATTTATTATTTAAATCGCTCCCATTAATCGCGGTAACCTCTTTGCCAAATGGGTAATCCACTTCTTCTTTAGTAATAAAATAACTATCAATCTTGCAGCAATATTCCGTTTGATCGTTTTCGGTATATACGTACAAAGGATATTCGGTAAATTGACCAAGATTTTCTTTTACTTCATTAACAGTAATAGGGGCAACAATGTCGTTTGTTTTTTCATATGAACCGTCATTGTTTTCAATTACTTTATAAAAATCGTAAGAATAGTTTACTTTATAGCATTTCGTAGTTGTGGCTACACCGATAAGATCTTTTAACATTGTCATGTAAGTATCATCGGTATCTGCTATGAAATCGTAATATAAAGTAGTCGAAGGAGTAACCGGTTCGGACACAGGACATCTAACATTATCTTTGGTTAAGCTATACGCCATCCCCATAACATCTGCGCCCTTCTTAATAAAATATCCGAAAGGCGGCGACTTCTCTGTTAACTCTAGCAACGGACTATACGCGTCCATTGAAACAGTACGTACTTTTCCGTCAAAGCTAGACGAAGGGGTTTGCACCAGGAAAGTACCAAGCGCATGGCGTTCCTTAAATCCATTTTGAACTGTTATCAAATATACTCGGATATAGCATTCACCAACAGATTCGGTTACATCAAAAGTTGCGGAAACTTTGGTGTCTGAATCATAGTCCCTAGTAATAGTACAGCTTTTAATGTTGTCTAATTTACGTTTGTCTCTCCATGTAGCTGATTCAACCCCGGTAGTTTTTTCAGAACAAAATAACACATCTACCGAAGCATCGCCCTCGCCGTCTGTATAGTTGTAAATCGTTAAGCCGTCTTCCGTTGTGTCGATAATTTTAACGTCCTTGTCTTTTGGGTAGGGTATTTCGTTACCTTTTATATAACCATTATCTATAGTGTGAGTAATGGCATAATATATAGTGCGCTCGGTAATACCTACCGAATCAACTTCATAAAATTCGAAGTATTGTTGCATTGAGGCGGTCCAATCGACCATATTATTTACCTCCTTCTACCCTCGTGATGTTAAATGTTACTGGAACCGTTAAGTCCCTATGCTTTAACGGAAACGTCACTTGTACATTCGCCCAGTAACCCATTCCCGAAGGTTCTCTAACGTATACGTCGCCCATCCATTTTGAAAGGCGATGTAACTTATATATGGTTTCAGTATCATCTTTACGGATTACTGCGTTCCACGTAGCGGATTCGCCGACATGGGTACCGTAATAACTGACAGGATTTTTACGTCCCGCATATTCCATAAACGCTACGTCCGGAGATATCTTCGGTTGCACGTCAACATTATACGGAAAATTAAGTACAGTTCCTTCGTAAGTAATATCTTCGTCTGTAGAGTCCTCATCGATTATGCCGCAGTCTTCTCCCCATTGAATAATAATCGATTTACATCCAACGGGGTATCCCGCTATATCGGCGTATAAAGTCAAGTCAGTTGCGGTATTAATAGCAACGACTCTATAACGAGCATAATCCAGCGCAGGATGCGGGTCGATTACCCACGTATTAGATAAGTTGTCGATATCGCCAGCTATTAATGTAAACGAGCCGTCGTATTCCCGTCTGTATACATATAGAGAAATATTTTCGACTAATTCGTCGTCTCTATCGGTACAATACGGCCGTATGCTAGCCGTATATCCCTCAGTGTCTACCGAGATTTCAGCATCAACCGTATAATATTCCGGTTGGTCCCACGTTAAAACTGCCGTGAATGATTTGGATACCGTTAAACCAGAATCCATAGCAACCGTGCAAGTAATAATGTAAGATGTATCGGAACTTAAGGTGGTTTCCCCAGCAGATATACTAATGTCAACTTTATTATCCGTGATAAAGCTATCGTAATGTTTGGAATATATAACTTCCCCTTTTGCTATCCTAATCGTATCGCCAAAATTATTTACGACGCTGTGCGTACGGTTGGCTTTTATTTCTACATGATAGCCAATTGCATTCTGCGCGTCTGGACCAGCAACAGCTTCGATATAAAGGGGTAATTCTTCAATATTGTAAGTAGTGTCGGCGGTTAACTCATCTCCAGCCCTATTTCGCAGTGTTAAAGTGGGATTCGTATATACTTCGAGAGTCCTAACTGCTGACCATTCACCGAACGATCCGGTCTCCTCTGCTGTTCTAACGCGCCATCTAATGCGACAACCGTTTTCGCATACTATATCGTATTCGCTACGGTCGTTTTCGCTTAATTGACTCAGTATGCATAGAGTATAGGAATGTTGAGTATATTCTTCTACTTTATTATTTCTATCCATATGTACTATGGTAGGAATTATTTTTCTTACGAAACCGCTACCGCTTCCATCATCTACATACAAATCTATCTGCGAATATTTTGGGTACTTTTGTTTATTATTGGTATTATTTCCACCGGTTTCGCTATTGGTTTCAATTTTTTGATTATGAATCCATTTTAAAGTAATCAGTTCGTTAAGTTCGTATCTGGCTTTATCAGTAAAACTAGTCGGCGATAAAGGAGCGCCATCAACGTGCGTGCATGACGTCTCTGACCACTCCGATTTATTACCGTTGTTTTGACCATTAGTGGCCATAATGCGAACATACCAATATCCTGTAGTGACACCGTCTCTCAATATAGCCGAACACGAAGTTATGCTCTGTACGGTATATTCTTTTTTGACGCTATCTTCGCCAGCATTATCTGGATCATCGAAACATTTTAAATCGTTAGTGTATTCGACAATATAACCAGTCGCCGACGGAACTGCATCCCAGGCAATTTCAATAGAAGAATCATCCGCTCCTAATTGGCATTTCGTCATCGTAGGCGGCTTGGGAGCTATGGCTATTTTTTCGGAGTATTGAGTCCACGCGCTTACTTTTTCTGCTTTGCATGCTCTAGCACGTATCTGATATACAGAGCCAAGCTCTACAGTGACCTGAGTGCTAACGTAGCTAGCTTTTTTAAGGTCTACCGCTACTTTAATTACGTTAGAAAGAGGAGCACCATCTTTAATCAAATTAAATTGAATCGAGGTTGCGTTAAGATCCTCAGTAATATTAGATAACGAAATTGTTATTTTTTTGGTATCAATACTGGTGTCGTATTCCCAGCCAATATCGCCAACAGAAGGAACCTTAGGCGGGTTTTTACTGAACGAATAAGTCTGTCTAGTTGACCAGGCCGAATTCGTCCAGTGTGATACTTCCCTGCCTTTAGTGTTCTGGTATGTTTTAGAAATCGGCTTAACTCTGACGCGCACACTAGTAGCTGCATCACTAGCTTGAAACTCGGCGCCATAATTAGAAACGCCGCTAGTAGCTTCTATAGTTTGCGTAGTGTAGTGCCAGTAGTTATTATAATACTGCGACCATTCGACACTAAATTCTTTAGTATTGGGTTTTGACCACGACCAAGTTGCATATACATCTCTATCACCAGCATTAGTCTGTAAGCCTATTTTAAGACCACTAACTTTGGTGTTAGTCGCGGACACAGTGGTTTTATCGCCGCTTAGCTTGAGGACTTGCCCTACATATATCTTATCGGGGTCCGCAATATTGTTTAATTTTACCAAGGTATTGACAGTTGTTTTATAATCTAACGCTATTTGGCTAAGCGTGTCTCCCCATTTTACGGTATATGTAGTAGCCATTATTAAGTCCTCCTTGCCATATTTACTGCTCTTATGATTGTATTAAATGCTTCCTCAACTTCTTGGTCGCCAGTAAGACTTACGTTACCAATGCTATAGGAAGCGGTTTCCATTTGTTTTACATCTTTACGGAGTGCGTCTATAGCCGAAACTATATCTTCGTTTGCTCCATTTTGATTATATCTGCTCATTAACGCGCTGATATTGCCGACATTTGCCGACACACCGAGCGTGGTAGAATTGAACAGACCATTTATAACTCCTGCACCAGACTTAACGTCAGTTAAATCCAATACAGGTCGAATAGTAGGTTGCGAATCGATATCGTTAGTAA